GTTATAATGCTGCCGCTACTTTTAATTTAACAGCTAGCTCAAACACAGTGATAACTGGAAATACAGTTACACTGACAGTAGCAACAACTAATGTGTCAAACGGAACACTAGTCCCTTATATTGTCACAGCAAAGCCAAGAGCTTCTAATGATCCAGTGTTAACTACAAGCGCATTTAGTGGCATATATAGTTCTGATACATTAGTTTCGGGAACAAGTAGTTTTAATACTCGGCCAAATAATAGCAATAGAATAACTACGCAAAGTGTTGCTAACGGTTCATCAACTCCAATAACAAATAGTTTATTAGGAGCGGCATCATTAACTCCAGCAACGCCTACAGCAACTGCAATTCCATTTACAGGCAACCAAGATGATGGCTATTGGATAATAACATTACCGTGGGCTGTACAATATTTAGGAGTAAGTTATACTACTATTGGTATTGGTACAAACACATACATTACCTTTGGAGCAGGATCCGCAGAATATGCTCAGCTAAGTGCTTCTAATCCTCCAATCCCTAAAATTATGATAAGTTGTGCTGATAACTCAGCACAGAGAATATACTATGGAACAGAAGGTGTTGCTCCTAATAGAACTTACAGGGTTCGTTGGGAAGGAACTGCGTCAACTAGTGGTACATTAGGAAGTCCAAACATGGTGTACGAAGCAGTATTTTATGAAAACACACCAAATCAAATTGATACCCATATAGGCGCAAATGCTCGTTGGAGCACAAGTGTTAGTGGTTCTGTGTATCCATTTTCATCAGCTGACATTAACGTGCCATTAACTGGAACTGTAACAGTAACTGATAATTCAGCTAGTTTACCCATCACTATTCTGTCTTCTACGCTGTTAACAATGAATGTGCGACTTGGTATATTTCCAGCACCTAACGTTAACATACTAGTTAATTAAACTAGCAGATAATAAGACTTGATAAATATACAATAAAGAGAGAGTATTATGCAGAGCAAAGACACAACAGGCGTACACATTGAAGGTCATATTAAGATACATGACCCTGTTTCTGGTGAAATTTACATTGATAAACGTAATGCTATTCACTATGAGAACATGAGTATTGCCCTAGCACAAAGTATTGCTAATAGCGGCCAAGGCTTCGTTTACGAAATGGCCTTTGGGAACGGAGGAACAGCCGTTGATCCTACAGGTATTATTACTTACTTAACTCCAAACAGCTCTGGAACTAATGCTAGTTTGTATAATCAAACTTACGCAAAAGTAGTTGACGATCGATCAAGCAATAATAGTGATCCTCTAAGAAATTACATTGAAACACGCCACGTAACTGGCACAAATTATACAGATGTGTTTATTACTTGTTTGCTAGATTACGGTGAGCCAAGCGGACAACTAGCATATGATAACACAAATAACAACGAAAGTGCTTACGTATTTGATGAATTAGGTTTAAAATCTTACAGTAACACTGGAAACAGTTTACTATTAACCCACGTGGTATTTCATCCTGTACAAAAATCACTAAACAGATTAATCCAAATTGATTATACTGTACGTATCCAGAGTTTAACTGGTTTATCGGGAGTTTAATAAATGCCATATCAAGTTAAATTCACCGAAACTACTAATCCTGCTAAGCCAAGTATTACGGTTGAGGATCAGTTTTTAAATAGTCAAACAAGTTTACAGTTTCCAGGCAAAAACTATGCTGGTTACGGTCCAGTTATTGCTGAAAACTTTTTACATCTGTTAGAAAATTTTGCTAGAAATACAGCTCCTGTTAGTCCTGTACAAGGACAACTATGGTATGATAACACAGCTGGAGTAAACTTATTAAAAGTATTTGACGGTACTAGTTGGACAGCGGCAGGTAGTGTAAAGAAGTCTAATACTGCGCCAGGTGTATCAAATAGTATTGCCGGCGACCTTTGGGTTGATACTGAAAACCAACAGTTATATGTTTACTCTGGTTCTAACTGGTTATTGATTGGCCCACAGTTTAGCTCTGGACTTAAAACAGGTCCTACAGTAGAAACTATTGTTGATACAAACGACACTGAGAATAGTGTAATTGCGTTGTATGCTAATAATTATATTATTGCTATTGTAAGTAAAACAAACTTTATTCCTAAATTAACAATACCTGGATTTCCAACTATTGGCCAAGGTATTAATTTAAGTGCAACAGATGCTACAAGTTCAACAGCACCATCTAAATTTTGGGGAACTGCTGAAAAAGCAGACTCATTAGTAGTTAACAATGAAATTGTTGCTTCGTCTAATTTTCTAAGAAGTGATAAAGTTAGTACATCTAGCTTTCCGTTTAACATTAGATCTAACGGTGGTATTAGTATTGGTAGCGATTTAAGTTTTTCTATCACGACAGACCCAACATCAACTTCTTTATATTCAAAGACTAGCGGAAATAGTATTGATTTTAAAGTTAATACATCAGGTTTCCCTACTACTGCTTTACACATTGACTCTACAGGCTTTGTCGGCATCGGCCCAGAAAATACCAACCCAATCGAAGCACTTGATGTACAGGGTAACATATATTCTACAGGTAACGTAACTGTTATCGATACCCGAGATGCTACAATACTAGGCGGTGACGCTAGTATTACTACTGCTGGCGGTATTAGTGTAACTAAACAAGCTAAAATTGGTGGCGACTTAACTACATATTCAAAAGTATATCTTAATAATTTAGATTCAAGCGATTTGCCAATCATTGGTCCAGTACTATTGCCTGGTACAGATGGCGGAAATGTATCATATGATATTGGATCTACGTCACGTAGATTTAGAAACATTTATGCTGAGTCGTTTGTTGGTAACTTCAGCGGATCGTTTACTGGTTCATTATCAGGAAACATCACAGGAGCTGCCGCAAGATTATTAAGCCCAACGGTTTTTAGTTTAGCAGGCGATGTATCTAGTCAACAAATTAGTTTTAACGGACAATCAAGTAACGGTGTAGCAACATTTAATACTACAATTAACCAAGACATTATTACAAGTAAAGAAGCTCTTACTGATTCGCAACAACTTGATCAACTATTAGTATTCCGTCAAGGTTCTGGATTAAGAAAGATTTCAAAAGCAACATTTGTAAGTAACATTCCTACAGTCCCAGTTGGCGCAATATTTCCTTATGCTGGTCCAATTCCGCCAGATGGTTATTTACTGTGCGACGGTAGTGAAATCCGTGTAGGTGATTTCCCAACATTATTTGCTATCATTGGATATACATATAAAACACCTGCGTTGTTAATTGGAAAAAGCACATTTGCGTTGCCCGACTTTAGAGGAAGATTCCCCTTAGGTCGAGATAATATGGATAATGGTCTTCAAGTTCCAGACAAAGACGATCCAAGCATTATTATTGATGCCGGAGGCGGATCAGCAAACAGAGTAACTGACGTTACAGCTGATACATTGGGTTCATCCTCAGGCGCTGAACAACGTACAATCGCAGTTGCTAATTTACCAGAACACAAACATACGTTGTCAAGTGGCCAAGCAGATTATTTTGCTGTAGGTCGCCCAGGGGTGTCAAACGATCCAAATGGTGTGACACCGCCGGGCAGTCCAGATGTGAACACAAGTACAGGTTTATCAGTGCCAAACACTGGCGGAGTTATTAGTCCAAGAATTGGTCAGCCAATGGTTACTATGAATCCATATCAGACAATTAATTATATTATCTTTACTGGGGTCATTTAATGAGTTACATTATTAACAAAACTAACGGGACTGTTTTAACAGAAGTAGTTGACGGTACAATTGATCAAACGTCATCAGACGTTACCTTAGTTGGTAAAAATGCTAGCTCATACGGTGAAGTGTTTAATGAAAATTTTATTAAAATATTAGAAAATTTTGCTAACACTTCAATGCCAAACTATCCAATTCAAGGACAGTTATGGTATGATACAAGTGAAGCACGATTAAAGGTTTATGACGGCACTGGATTTAAAGTGTCAGGCGGTACTATTGTAGCACCAGCAGTGCCATCAACTATTGCTCAAGGTGATATTTGGATCGACAGTTATCGTCAACAGATGTACTTCAATGACGGTGTAACTACTTTATTAGCCGGCCCTATATATACACAGCAACAAGGTATTAGTGGATTACAAGCAATTGATGTTCTTGATAACAACAGTATTAATCACACAGTAGTCTTGTTATATGTTGCCCAAACACTGATGGGTATTTTTGCTAAAGAATCTTTCACACCGTTGAATCCAATTGCCGGCCACACTGGCAATATTGAAATTGGTTTCAACGTTGGCTCATATTCAGGGATCAAATTTAAAGTCCCAGTAACACAAGCTGATGCGTTAGTTGGAGACGGCAACGTTCTTAAAACAGCTAGTAGTTTCTTATCAAGCACTGACAACACACGAGCTTACGGAACAGTAACAATTGCCAATACTACTCCGTTAGTGTTAGGCGTTAATCAAAATAATGAAATTAAAATCAGTACTGATGATATACAGTTTAATTCAAACATTATTAATCAAGATTTTAAAATTAATATTTTAAATGGTAACGGGCCATCAACTGCTTTAACAATCGACGCTGAAAACGAACGCATTGGTATTTTTACTACAGACTTATCCCCAGCTACTGATACGCTAGATATTAACGGTAATACTAGAATCCGTGGTGATTTGTTAGTTGAAGGCGCCACAACTACTATTAACACCACTAACTTAGCAATTGAAGATGCGCAGATTGAACTGGCTAAAACTAATGCTCCTGACGATGACTCAGCAGCCGGCGGCGGAATCCGATTAATTGCTAGTTTAGACCAGTCATCTGATAAGTTGTTTACTTGGACTAAGGCAACTACTGCTTGGACTAGTACTGAAAATCTTGATTTGATAACTGGAAAATCTTACAGTATTAACGGTAGTCCTCTTTTAGATGCGTTGAGTGTATATTCATACTATGCCCCAAACTTAGAAAGTGTTGGAACATTAACAAGTTTACAAGTTGACGACATTTATATTAATGCTAACACAATTAGTTATGTTAACAGCACACAGGGTACAGGTACTATATATTTGGTACCTAAGAGTCCTGAAACTGACGGTACTGTAGATGTGAGCATGTCACGTATCTCGAGCTTACAAGACCCAGTAGACTTAACAGACGCAGTAAACAAACAAACACTTCTAAATACAGCAAAAACAGTAGGATTAGGGTTATCAGCAAATATTAGCGGTCTTGATGATGCTACTATTGCTGCAACAATTATTAACAAAATTTATCCGGCAAGTGTTGTAGATGATGAACATAGAGAAGGTACAATCTGTAGAATTTGGGGTGTTGATACTGGGACTGCTAAAAAGTTTGCCCTGGTCAGTGGCGCTTGGATTTTCCAGGCTGATTTGTAAGATCTAGGTTGCGATTACTAGCCAAATTAGAATAAATACTAGGACTAAGGAATAACGGAAAATGCCATACACCATTAACAGATATAACGGAGCAGTTGTAACTACAGTTGCTGACGGTACTATTGACACAACTACTGATCTTAAAATGATCGGTAAGAATTACGCCGGATACGGTGAAATTCAAAACGAAAACTTTCTATATTTGCTAGAAAATTTTTCTAACGCTAATCCTCCGCCTAAAGCTATCGCAGGTCAAATGTGGTATGATAGCGGTACTAGTAAGTTAAAATTTTATGATGGTTCAAAATTCCGTACAACAGGTGGCGCTGAAGTTGGGGGAACTAGACCTTCAGGTTTAACAACTGGTGATTTCTGGTTTGATACTGTAAACAAACAGTTATATTCTTGGAACGGTGCTGATTTTACACTTATTGGCCCACAGGGTGTTGCTGGATCTCAAACTACGCAAATGCGTTCAAAGAGTGTTCGAGACACTAACAGTAATACTCACGCAGTTATTGAAGCAATCGTTAACGGTCAAACTATTTTTATTATTAGTCCAGATGCGGTATTTACTTTAGACAGTGCTACTAGCGCAATTGAAGGGTTTACAACAATCCAACAAGGTATTACATTAAAGAATACTAACAATCCAACATTCCCAGGTGAAACTCAAACAGGATTTAGATTCTGGGGAACAGCTACTAACGCTGACAGACTAGGTGGCTTTGGTGCTGACCAGTTTGTAAAAGCAGATAACGCAGGATTTGGACAATTAGTTAGTTTCTCTGACGCTGGTTATACTGTCGGTACAGTACCTAAATTACGTGTGTTTAACGCAAGTAATACAACTCCTACAATTCAAAACGGATTCAACGATACAATAGTATTCATTACTAAAGGATCTATCCGTACAGAATCAATTCCTATGAAGTTAATTGGCCCAGATATTATTCCGGGTTACGATAACGAATCTGATATTGGTACCAATTCTTTAAGATATAAAACAGTGCACGCTGTTACATTTAGTGGTACTGCTACAAAATCAAGCTCTTTACAGTTAGGAACAAGTTTTTTAAACGCATCAGTTTCATCAAGTCCAGACACTATAGTTGCTAGAGATGCTGATAGTGATGTATTTGCCAATGTATTCCATGGAACAGCTACATCAGCTAACTACGCTGACTTGGCAGAAAAATATCTAGCTGATGCTGAATACGATGTTGGTACAGTATTAATGATTGGCGGCGACAAAGAAGTAACTGCTGCACAAGTTGGTTATAGAGCTATTGGCGCAGTTAGCGCAAACCCAGCTTATTTAATGAATGACGAATTAGAAGGCGGCACAGTAGTTGCTCTTAAAGGACGTATTCCAGTTAAAGTTGTTGGGCACGTAAAGAAAGGCCAACGTTTAGTAGCAGGAACAAACGGTACTGCTCAAGCAACTGTTGGTAACAATGCTGATGTATTTGCCATTGCGTTAGAATCTAGTGACGATGTTAACATCAAATTAGTTGAATGTGTAATTCTTTAATTACTAAATAGAAACGAAACGAGGATAACACATGGCCGGTCAAGATACATTAATATTAGTAACAGATTACAACGCAATTCAAACAAAGATTGCCACCGTATTAGGCGCTGGTTCCGCAACTTTTGGATACGGGCAAACTGTATCTAGTAGCCAGGTTGCTACAAATGCTATTATATCTGTTGCGCAGTGGAACAATTTAAGAACTGATTTAGTTAAGTGCTTAAAACACCAAACTGGAACAGATCCAGTATTAACTCAGCCTGCTACAAACGTAAAAGTTACAGAAGCAACTCGTGCAGCATACATGCTAGGCGCCGACACTGCTACTGCTAACAGACTAGTTGCTCCTCCAGTCACTGAAGCAACTCGTGAATTTCTTAGCTTTGGAAGCATTGTAAGAACTGCTAGCTGGAACGGTGTTAGAGTACAAACAGTTACAATTAACTTTGCTAGCGATAACGATGCTAGATACTTTTTTAACACCGGCAGTCGATTTGAATTTAGTGCTAGTTTAACAAACACATCTAGCTCACCAAAAGACCAATCTTGGGTTTCTAACTTATCAGGAATTGGTACTGTATACTTTAACTATGATACTACAACACCTACTGGTGGCGGATCAGGAACAAGTATTGGTTGGTATGATCTAACAACTACTAACCAACTAGTATACGAAAAAACTGTATCAACAGGTTATGTTCCAAACTCATATAGAATCTATGCTCGTGCTCCAAGCACTAGTCAGCTAGTATTTGAAATTCAATTCCGTGATGACGCAACATCTGCGCCAGCTCCAAATCCCCCATGGGATATCGACGAAGACGTTACTGGTACATTAACTAGTGACGTAAAAGTATATCGATCATCAGGATCGGTTACTGTAGCAACACCGGCAGCTACTTCGTCCGGAATCGTTTAACTCAAAAGTATTGACCAGATAACTACTGTAGTGTATAATAGTACATTACGGAGTTATCTATGGACGAACGAATTGAACAAGCGTTTGAAGTTGCTAATTACATGGCAACCTTATCAAATCAACGCAGAATAATCTTAGAAGAATTTAATCAAAAATTAATATACTACACTAATGGTGGTACTTTTAAAATTGATTATTCCTTAATTAACTTTACAAAAAACGTATTAGAAATGGGACACAACTCTGATGTTCCTTTTATTGATTCTAATAACTTTCCAATTTTAATTACTGATGTACAATCTTTTTACAATAATATTGTAGACAGCTACTTTCAAGCCATTAACGATTATTCTGTTAAATTTGCTGAAATTAAATCTAAAAGAAAAATTGAGGATATGACTAGCCTATGAGCAACGGCGCATTAATTTTTGCTCATAATAATGCTAGTATTGACTACACTAGATTAGCAGTATTTGCTGCAACGAGAATTAAAAAGTTTTTAAATATTCCAGTTAGTATTGTAACTGACAATCGCAAGTGGCTTGATGAAAACTTTCACTTACACCCCTTTGATAAAATTATTGAAATCCAATCAGAACCGTCTACTCAAAAATTATTTTATGACGGAACAATGGCTAGTAAAAAATTAGAGTGGAAAAATTTATCAAGAAATCGTGCTTATGATTTAACACCGTATGATCGAACACTAGTAGTTGATAGCGATTATATTTTAAGTTCTTCGATACTAAAGTCTGCGTTTGAAGTAGATGCTGATTTTCAAATTTATCAAAATAGCTTTGATCTAGCAGGCTGGAGAGATACTGCGTGTTTCCAACGATTAAATTCTTACTCTATTCCGTTTTACTGGGCAACTGCTTTTGTGTTTGAAAAAAATAAAGTAACTGCCGCTTTCTTTGATTTAATTACGTATATTAAAGCAAACTGGAATTATTTTAAAATTTTATACGGCATCGATTCAGCAACATATCGTAATGACTATGCTTTTAGTATTGCTATACACATTATGAACGGTAAAACAAATGGCCAATTTGCTACACCGTTACCAGGTACTATGACATACATTCAAGATCGAGATATTTTAATTGAGATGAAAGATGATAAGTTTAAATTTCTCGTAGAGAAACAGAGCCACCTTGGACAATATCTAGCAGTAAAAACATCAGGCATTGACGTGCATGTTATGAATAAGATCAGTCTGCTTCGTATATTAGAAGGAGAGCAACTTGTCTAAGGGGTTTTTAATATTCGCTCAAAACACTAATAGTGTTAACTATGTTCAGCAAGCCTATGCCCTAGCACTGAGCATTAAATTTAGCCAACACACTCATAAGAATGTAACCTTAGTTACTAATGATATTGTTCCTAAAAAATATCAAAAAGTCTTTGATAATATAGTTCCAATACCTTGGGTTGATACAAATACCTCAACAAGATATGCTGCCGAGCATCGATGGAAATTGTATCATGTAACACCGTACGAAGAAACTATAGTACTAGATAGTGATATGATCATGTTAGAAGATATTAATAGTTGGTGGAATTTTTGTAGCCCTTACAGTATAACATACTGTTCTCAAATAACTAATCATAAACTTGAATCTGTAATTGATACTGTACACAGAAAAGCATTTATTTCAAATAGTCTGCCTAGTCCTTATTGTGCGCTACATTATTTTAAAAAGAATCAAACAGCCTTTGAATTTTACAAAATAATTGAGTTTGTTGTAACGCACTGGGAATTTTGTCGAGGCACCTTTGCTCCTAATACACCACAACTAGAACCTAGTATGGATTTAGCAACAGCAATCGCAATTAAATTATCTGGACTTGAAGATGAAATTATTCAGCAGTGTAGTCCGTTAGCATTCGTACATATGAAATCATTTATACAAGGTTGGGATTTGCCCACAACTAATTGGCAAGACAGTGTATCTTATGTATTGAATACCAAAGGCGAATTAATTGTAGGTAACATAAAACAAAGTAAATTATTTCACTATACTGAAAAAAGTTTTTTATCTAAGAAGATAATACAGCGGTTAGAGGAGTTGAATAATGGCAACTAAATTACCTAAGTATTATGTGTACTACAATAAAAAAACTGGCGCAATTTTATCAGCAACTAACGAAAAAAGTTCTGTATTTGAACACGGCATCGAAGTTGAATTTTCTGATATTGAAGGACTGTTAACTGGTGCTCAGGATTTTAAAGACTATGTTGTTGGTCATAAACGTCTTGCTGATAATACTACAGTCTTAGCAGTTATTCCGGTAGGCAATGAAGGGTATACATTTAAGAATAATGTATTTGAATGGATATCAGAAAATCCCCACGCTGAGTGTATAGTTGAGTGGAACGGTCCTTTAAAATTATGGCATGTGTCACTAACAGATGCTGTTAAGACAACTTATAAAGATTACATCTTAACATCAAAGTTAGTATTTTTTGTAACATTAGAAAGTGACCTTGACTTTTTAGTTAGGACAATATACATTGATTTACAACACCTGCTAGATAGTAGCAGTATTAAGATTCCGTTTACAACTTCGTTAGAACATAAAATTGATAAGATTTCTATCAGTTCAAAACTTGTGTTTAAATCATACGGATTAAAGGTAACACATGAATAATAAAATTAAAATTATAGACCAGGATATTATTTTTCTAAGTTATGACGAACCTAACGCAGAAAAAAATTACGCAGATTTATTAGGAAAATTTCCTTGGGCAAAAAGAGTACACGGTGTTAAGGGCAGTGATTCAGCTCACAAGGCCTGCGCCGCTTTAAGTGATACTGAGTACTTTGTTACAGTAGATGCTGATAACATTGTAGACCCGTCATTCCAAGAAGTTGAAATTGATTTGGATGCGTTAGGACTATCTAGCGACAATGTTTTTAGTTGGTGCGGCAAAGTTCATGTTAACGGATTAATGTATGGTAACGGTGGTTTAAAATTGTGGACACGAGAATTTGTTAACAATATGCGTACACATGAAAACTCAGATCCTAATGACGTTAAGGGAAAAGTTGAGTTTTGCTTCGATGATAGATATTACCAATTTAACGATAATTATAGTGAGAGCTTTACTAACGGAAATCCATTTCAAGCATGGAGAGCCGGATTCCGTGAGGGTGTAAAGATGTCACTGGACCAAGGTGCTAAAGTTGGCGACCTTAAAAAGATTTGGTGGCAAAACTTTCATCGATTACTAATTTGGTGTAATATTGGTGCTGATGTTGAAAATGGTTTTTGGTCTGTATTAGGCGCCCGAGAAGGAGCATACCTTACCAATTGTACAGATTGGGACTATGCTAATGTTCGTGACTTTGATTATCTCACTACCTACTGGAACGAGCATCATGCAGATCAAGCAGATGATGTTGCTATAGATCAGTGTAAATTTTATGGCAAAGAACTTAGAGAAAAATCTAAAATTGACGTTGTTGATTTAGACCCAGATGCTAGTAGATTTTTTAAAACAGTCTATAATAATACTCCAAGAATTATACGCAAACGATAATGTACGATATTATTTTTATCAGTTATAATGAACCTAATGCGGATGAAAATTTTTCAAAGCTAAAAGCTCGATTTCCTTTAGCTAAACGCATACATGGAATTAAAGGCATTCACAATGCTCATATAGCCGCCGCCAAAAAATGTTTTACAAAAATGTTTTGGGTTGTAGACGGCGATGCTATTATTGTTGACTCGTTTGATTTTAGTTATATTGTAGACGAATATAATTTAAACACTGTACATGTTTGGAGAAGTAAAAATCCTGTTAATGGTTTAGAATACGGTTATGGTGGCGTTAAGTTATTGCCAAGACAACTGACAATAAACATGGATACAACTACTACCGACATGACTATGAACATTAGTAACCAGTTTAAAGTAGTAGAAGAACTCAGTAACATTACAGCATTTAATACTGATCCTTTTAGCGCATGGCGTAGTGCATTTAGAGAATGTTGTAAGTTAGCAGTTATTAATAATCCAGAGTCGTTGTCTAGATTACATCAATGGTGTACAATTAACGATGCTGTGCCATATGGCTATTATGCCTATTCAGGCGCACTCGCTGGAAACAAGTACGGATGTGAAAATGCCGGAAATAATCCGGCATTGTCTTTAATTAACGATTTTGATTGGCTTAAGAGTCAGTTTGAACAAATTCGCTTGCCATAGGAAATGCCTGGGCAATTACCGTAGCACACATCTTAGCTACTTCTTGATGTTCTTTTTGTGTACCATTAGCACTACGCAATTCAATAAAGTGAATCCAACTACGTAATGTACCGTTCATGTACAAGCGACTTACAGTAAGGCCTTCTGGCAATACTGCTCGTGCTTGCTCTTTGGCAATACCGTTTTTAATAGCCCATTGGTATTCTTGCTTAACACTAAACAGTACACGCTTCTGAGCACGTTCCCATTCGTAAGCAAGATTCCGTTGCTCATCGTTAGAAAGATCTAGCTCTACACTATTCTGTCTATTCTTTGTATCTTGGAATCGTGCTTCACGTAATACAAATGCTTCGTCAAGTTCTGCTGTTGGATCTGCGTAACGCTGACTAAACTCTTGAAAACTGAAACTTCTATGTCTAAGAATTTGTCTAGCAATATCTCTCGTTGTTGTAATTTCTAAACAAGCACTAACCATTTCCAAAGGACTCCAGTGCTTGTGTTTTACTAGATAACGAATAAGTTTTTCACTAGTTTCAGTATTAAGTTGATTAGCAGGATTACTAACTCTAGCGCAGAACGCAATCAATTCTTGGGCATTATCAATACCTTCGTCAATCATTTCTTTGCTAGCTTCGCTAAACGATATTAATTTAACATTCATTTACAGTTTTCTTTTCTTTAAAAAACGTTGGGTTCCACGCTCAATATCTTTTTTAACTTTTTCAGTATCAAGTTTAAAATCAATATTGTCGATCTTTTTTTCGTAGGATCTAAACAGCTCAGATAGGTTCTTTTCGAAGACGTCCCATCCACTACTTTTAGTCTTTGTTGTTACTTTTATTTCCCAAATTTTGCCATCGTGAAATGTAATAATTACCGCTTCAAGGTACCTAAGAGGTAACACGTTAAGTTTTACTTCTCCGAATACCTCAGGCCAACGATCAATGACTTCTTTGGGAAGAGCTTTCCCTTTTGTTGTCACTTAACTTTTTTGGTCGGAACCAACTCCTCAGCCAATCGGCGCATTGCTGCAGCTTCTTTTGCTAATTTGTCTGCTTGTGAGCGATAAAATTTAGCTTGATCTTCTGGAGTACCAGCTGGGGCAACTACTGGAGCATTTTCTGTTACACTAGTTGATGTTGTTTTAGCAACGTCATCTGGCACAGCAGGAATTTCTCGTTCAATCGCAGTATCGTTTTCACGAGGACTAATTGATAAGCCATCTACAGCAATACCACGCTGTTCGGCAATAATTTGATTAAGTTCTGAAAGAAGAATCGATACTCCAATAGTAGGAGTCATTTCTACTTGACTAGTATCAACTTTGATTAGTCTGCCATTTTGATGTAAGTTTGGCAACATACGGCTTCCGTCCGGAAACTGTGTACGATCCAATGCTTCAGCAAATTCGTATGATTCTTGAGCAGCCGGACTTTCTACTAAGTTAATAATAGCATTGTGCAATTGATCTGGCATATTCTCTGTTGGAATTACTAGTGCGCTATAAGCATCACCTGGTAGAGTACGGTATGCTACTAGTACTTTTTTACCAGTAGTTTTCATTCTACCTACGTGTTTTAATGATTGCATATTATGCTCCTGCCTTAGATGCTTCTGCTTGTTTAGCAACTTGATCTAAGAATGTTGTTAGTTTGTTATATGTTTGTCCAACTACTGCCATTTCATTTGGCTTAAATGCGCCACGTGAGCTAGCAATGTCAATGATTACTTTCATTGCGTTTAAATCTTGAATGTTTAATTCTGCGCCTTCAGCTTGCGCTTCTGGGGCCTTTTGTTCTTCTTGCGGTTGTTGTACTTGTTCAGTCATAATATCTCCTTTGGAAAGCACGTATATAATTTATCTCGATTGTAAATGTGGACAGGCAATTGTGAAGAAACTGAGCTCCTTCTCGCTTTCAAATCCAATTCGAGTAGTATATACGATAGTATTTGTAGGATCAAGGGTTATACCTTGTCCTATGTAGTATCTATTGTTTAGATTGTGTCGAATCCACGAATCTAACCCCTTCATAAGAGTGGGGTTATATTTTTCTATTACGGTATATTTAAAGTGTGGAGCGGCAAACTCTACCCTCCGAATGTCGTAATAATTCAACGGGTTGGGCTTGCCGTTTTTTAATGCCATAATTAAGCCGCTTGTTTTGCTTCTTCGTAATACGCATATTCACCAAATGGTGGAACAATAGTATCGTTACCGTGAATAATAAACAATGTATCGCAGTAGTTTTCATCGCCCCATGAACCCCAAGGATATCCGTCTGTGAACATGATAAACTTTTTAGGTTGAATGTCATGCTCTTTCATGTAATCCCAGTTCACGTCGAACTCAGTACCACCACCACCACGCACTTCGTAGTCATCAAATTCGTCTGCGGTATAACCGTTAAAGTCGGCTTCGTTGTACACTCGGGTATCAAAGCACCACAATTTAATGTTAAAGTCTTTGTACTCTTGCATAATGCCTTTAATTTCTGATAAGAAATCTTTAGCTTGCTGGTCTCCAATAGAACCTGACATATCAATTGAAACGCAAATGTCAATTGTTTCATCAAAGTTAGTACCTGGCAAGATAGCATTCATGTGCCACCCCTTACGGTTAGGTCGCATAAACGAATAGTCATTTTTAATTGTACTTTGGATTTGTTGACGCAAAATTTCACGCCAGTTCATTTTACTTTCAGTAAGTTCTTTGATCATTCGCTGTACGTTAGCTGGTACATTACCAGCACCTGCGGCTTGTGCCGCCGCCATTGTAGCTTCGCGAATCTCGTCTCGAATTTGTTTTAATTCTTCTTTAGTGTAAGACGGCTTGTTGCTGTTACCGTTACTATCCTTATCACCCCAGTCAACGTGATCGTCGAGCAACTGACCAAGAGCAGCCAATTGTTCATCGTCCATCTTATTATAGATGTCGTCGTAAACTTGTTCAGCACCCCATCCATAGTATTTAGAATCATGGAAAATTTGGATACCTTCGATAACGTGTTCACCAATACGGTCACGAACTAATTGTCCGTTTACACAATAGTCAGCGGCAATGTTAAAGATTTTGCGATCACGTCCTTCATTACGACCCATATGGTCAAATACATTATGAAGAATTTCGTGAGCAATAACAAACTCAATTTGTTTAACACTCAACGGAGCAAAAAATTCACGATTGAAGAAAATAGTACGTCCGTCTGTTGCGGCAGTAGCACACCAATCACTGCCGTCTTTAATTTGTAAACGAGTTGCCATATTACCAAAGAATGGATGGCGCAGTAGCAAGCCTACTCGTGCTACAATAATTTTATCAATAATTGGATCTAAATGTGACATTGTTGCTCCGTTTGTTTACTCTATGTATATATTATAACAGGACCCGCGGGTCCTGTCAATTGGTACTATGCCAAATTACTTCTCAGTAGCCGCCGCAATGTACTTACCAAACTTAGCGTGGAAGTCATCGAAACATTCAATTTCGTCTGGATCCAACGGCAACTTGTAAGTAGACAACGCCAACTTAGTGCCCATAATAACCAACTCTGTTTCAAAGTTAGACATCATAAACTTAAAGAAGTTGTTAACTTGTTTGTTCCAATCTTTAGCTTTCTTATCGCAAGAGTCTTTCAATTCGTAGCACAATGACACAGTAAGCGAGTACATTGCCGAAATCTCTTTAGACTCCATTTTTGTAACCTTACCGCTAAGGATGTCAGCTGGGTTAGGCATTTTGCTAGAAATCTTACGATGCGCCATAAACTTAACAGCAAGACCTTCGCCTACTGAACCTGAAACCAAGTCAGTAAGTGTGTCAACACTAGTGTCATCGTCATGTAGCAATTCGCTAACAAATGACCAGCTACGTGGAGTAGCAAAGGCACGTGAGCTAGACTTTGGATCAAAGTCGTACAAGTCTTTCTTACTGAATGTCAAAAAGCCCACAACGTCTTTATGGATCTTGTTTTCAGCCGCCCACTCAAAGTAGTCGTCCCAATCCACTGTCATTTCCAAGTGAACAAAACGGTTAGCCAACGGAGCAGGCATACGATAAGTAACACCTTTGTCAGTTTCACGGTTACCAGCGGCAACCATTACTACGTTATCTGGCAACTCATAAGTGCCAACTTTACGATTCAAAACTAGTTGATACGCCGCCGCCTGTACACTAGGCGCCGCAGAGTTCATTTCATCCATAAACAGGATAATTTGTTTGTGATTTTTAGCAAAGTCTTTGCTTGGCAATTCGCTAGGAGGTGCCCAAACCATTGTATTTGAGTTTGAATCAAAATATGGAATACCTTTAATGTCGGTAGGTTCCCACAGTGACAAACGAACGTCAATCACATGTGCGTCAAGTTCTGTACCCAACTGTTTGATAATATCTGATTTGCCAATTCCTGGAGGACCCCAAAGGA